TTATATAATATTATTTAAGTAAATTTGTCTGTAAAAATAGAACGCTCCGGCTGTAAATCCTACCATATTTACTAGACACCATATTATAGATATAAATGATACTACAATACTAAACTTGAATTTATAATATATAGCTACCACAAAAAAGAAAAAAGATGCAAATAGCAAAGTATACTCATAAAAACTCAACGGAATATCCTCTGGCCAGTATATTATATGTAATTGTGTTAATTTGAATATTGTCAAAAAGGTTAATATGCTTAGGACTGGCAATATCCATTTAAATAGATTTCTTATTAAATATTTATATCTCTTCATGATCTCCCTCCTAAGAAAATATATTCGACAATATTTTCTAAACTCCTTCATTCTATAATAAAATAAGGACCTATGAGGTCCTTTTACATTGGTTTAGGTAGTCTGGTAACAAACTTAGTGTACTGAACCATTTTATCCCCTCTGCTGAGAAAATAATTTTCTTTCACTCCCTTAAAATCCTTCTTTTTTGGCATGTTGATTTTAAAGTCTTTACTTTCAGTTTTAAGCAATTTTAAGTATTATCTATGCAATTGGTCTAATTGATTATATAAACCTTGTTTTCCTCGGCATTTAAAGCCATTTCTTTCGTACAAATGTTTGATATACAAAAAAGGGCTAGGTGATTAATCTTAGCCAATAAAGTTATTCAACTATTCTTGAGCATCTAACAAATTAACAACTTCCTCTAAAAATAATCCATAGCTATACCGACCATTGTATTCTTCCCCAATATAGCGTAATCTTAATTTATAGTTTTCAGACACGCTAAACGATCTTTTGTATAACCCACTTAACATTTGAGCACAAATCTCTAAATTATTTTTATAGTATATTGATTTTATAATATTTACAAAATCTTTTCTTGAGATAGCTTGAATATATCTTACATGCTTGTACACACTTTCACCATTGAATTTTAAAATTGCAGCCAATCCTATTTGACATATACCGATGGTATAATTTTTCAAAGGTTTATTTAATATAATGTTGTTAACTCCACCTAATGACGTCATTGAATATTCGGCAACTCTATATAAAAATGGTCTAAAATTACTCTCCATCAAATAAATTGCTAATAATAAATTGCGTGGTATATCATATGTTTCTGCTAAATATTCAATATGTTTTAAATACCTTTTATTAACTATTTGTCTTTTTCTATATACAATATCTTTTGCAGTTTTCTTCTTATTAAGCATTGTTTATTCTTTAGTTTTTTGTGATTTAGATATTATTAATTCAATAAGTGGGTTAATATCATCAAACTGATTTTGAATAGTCCTATATAGTTCCTCAAGAGAACCTTGGATTGTGCTTCTGTTATTTAATTCCAATATATTACTTGAATTGCTGCTTTGAAGGGCAAATATTAAATAATCACCTTTATCATATTTAAAATTATATAAATATGCTATCCCATCATTTATATTTACGCAGTAGGAATCCTTTTCTACTAAATAAGGTCTTTTGAATTGGTACACATCATAGTATTCGTTGTTATTAATAATATAATGTTTTAGACTATCATTCCAGTTAGAGTTTAAATAATCTTTTACAGTCATCCATAAAAATTCTTGGGAACTAGTTAATCTTTTCAAACTGTCTATTACTTCATTTATTTTAGTATTCATATCAATATATCTCCTTTCAACAATTTAGAGCAGAAATAAATAACACATTCTAATATTTCTTTTCTTTCATCAGTGCTTATTATACTTTGGATAATTAAACTCATAACCCTATCAATTTTCTTTTTTTCTTTTCTTGATAAAATATTATTATACAATTCTATTTTAGAAAGTGGTGTTTGGATTTTTGAATAGTATGTAACATTTGTTATATCAATTGAATTATCTGTTAAATATTCTTTTATTATTTCTAATTCTTTTGCTATCTTTTTTCTATCTTTATTATAGTATTGCAAATCATTAATTTTATTCATACCCTCTTCTACCCTTTTGGATACTCTAGATGTCCTATATGTAGAAATTCCTATTACAACAGCTACTATAAGTTCTATAATATCTTTAGTAATATTAAACCCAGCTATATTCAATCCTATGCACCCTCCTTTAAATAAATATTAACTTTCTTAGAGGGAATTGTCAATTAAATAGGATTAATACAATATATGCCTTGAATCAATATTTGTCATGAAAATATGATTTGTTATGCACAAACAAAAAAAGACCCTGGCATTATACCAGGGCATCATTAGGAGGCGAATCATCTCCATCTTCAATTCTTTTCTTTGTACTTTGTATAGTCAATTGATGTACATATACTGCCATACCTGCCGAGAGTATTCCTTGCAATATACCACTAAGTATTACCGGACCTATAAATCCATCATTGAATCCTAAAATCATAACAGCAAATAAAATACCTATTACTCCAAGAATAATAGGTATGGTCCAATCTTTTATAATGGTTATCTTTTTAAGCATCAATCCTAAAATGATTAATACCGGAATCAATATTAATATTTCCGGCCTTATAAAGCTTAGTATATCATTACCTATCATTTATTTACCCTCCTCTTTATAGCCATTTAATCGAGCTACTACTGTTGCTAATTCAGCTCTTGTTACAGGAGCATCTGGTCTAAACGTATCATCCTTAGGACCTGTTTCTCCTTCTTCATAGCCTTTCATCAATCCATTGTCGACTACATAATCAATATAGTCTTTTGCCCAATGGGTTTTAATATCTTTAAATTCCATTTCAGCACCTCCTGTAAAATAACTTAAAGACTTATCACTTATAATTGTGTTTAGGTCCAAGTTCCCATTATAGCCATCTAATCGACCCGTAGAAGTGAATTGATGTATATCGCATGCAAAGCTCGGTTCACTGTTTATTAACCCATTATTAATCCCGTAGTGAGGTATCCAAACTGCATCAAACTCCGTTAGATCTAGATTGAATTGTGTATATAGATGATGAGCAATATAAACGCCAATCTTCTTAGCACCTAATTCTCTTAGTTTATTTACATAAGCAGATATTCCCGCTCTCATATCATTCATGGATTTTTCCTCTACATCTAAAAACCAAAATGTAGGCTTCAAATCTTTAGTCCTGTTATAGAAGTCAGTAGCTTCTTGTTCCATATCCTTCATTGAAGTACCTCTTACCCAAGCATAGGCTCCAGTAGGGATTCCTCTTTTTCTAAACTCCGCATGATGGGTTTTATAATGCCTATCTATTAGGCTACTACCATATTGAGTTCTAATTATTACAAAATCTACTTCTTTGGCCAATTTGTCATAATCGATTAAATTTGGATCTTGATGATGAGATATGTCAATTATCATTAAATCACCTTCCTTTTGTTCTTCAATAGGTTCAGGCTCTTTTACCTCTACAGATGGTATCTTGCTAGGTAATTTAAACAATCCATATCCGCTTCTATAGTCGTGACCTTCTTCATATAAGTCTTTTACATTCTCTTTGATAAACTTCCTAACATCATCATTAGTCAATTTAGGCAACGCGTTTCTTTTTCTCCAACTAATATATAAAGCCATAGCATAAGCAACAAATGGAGTTGAAATACTTGTACCACTTTGCTTTACTATTTCACCTCTACTGTTTAAATATGCTATGTGAGAAGGTGCTACACAATCAACTTCTTTGCCTTGATTTGAATATCCATCAACATGTCCTAATTTCTCATTATATGACCCTACAGCAATAGTTTCTGGATATTTAGCAGGAGTATCAACTCCATCTTCTTCATATTCATTACCAGTTGGTGAAAAGAAAGGTATTCCTAATTTAATAACTTCACTGAAAAACCTCTTAAATGTAATTGAGTTATAACTTATGCTCATGGTAATCAAGTCTATTTCATGTTTATGCTCTATGATCCAATCAATCATTTTTAGCTTTAATTCACTACCAACGCTATTAAAAGGCATATATACAACATTTGCATTGGGTGCTAACTGATATCCAGTTGCAAGTATAGCACTACCATGCCCTGTTTCATTATCATCATCTGCATAAAGCACTGTGATTTTATTCTTCATATAGTCGAATGGTCTTTCCCCTTCATCTAATACTACAATGTGAACTCCCTCTCCTAAGTTGTCCTTTTGCCATACTGATACATTCGTTAGATCAAACTCAGCTTGATTATCTTTAAGCATTTAATTCACCGCCTTTTTAACTCATCTTTAATATAAGAAACATCATTTTTTATATCCTCTACTACACCAAATTTATTGCTTAGTTCTTTTATTATCGATTGGTTCTCTTCAATTACACATTGATAATTTTTTTCTCTATTTCTGCTATCGTAAATCGTGTAGAGAAACAGTAATACGAATAATGCAGCCCATATGCCGTTACCAGCAGCTAATTTAAAAAGCTCTTGCTCCATACCCCACCTCCGAATTATATAAGGGCAATAAAAAAGACCTATTCCTAAGTCTAACCATTGCCTATTATATTATCTAACTATTAAGTCTTCTCTTCCTTCAGCAATTAGAATTGCATCAACATCATCTTGGTATCTTTGGTAGATTGTTGTACTAAATACTGCCACATAATCTTGTTTGCCTTCCATTATCTTTCTAGCTATATACATTGTCATTTTACATTCCCCCTATTAAACTTGGTATAATTATAAACATCAATTCTTCAATAACCATATCTTGTTCATCAATTTTTTGTTGTAATAACTCCATTTCAGTCGGTGCTTGTACTTTTTCTAGTGGTATTTCATCTTCTAATACAAACGTTAAAAAATTACCACTTGTTATATTGTCTTCTTTTATAAGAACGTACCCATTACTTATATAGTCTGCTATTGTGTTATCTCTTTCTGTTTGCGTTAAATATGGTATTTTTTCCATAATTACCTCCCACTTATTTTAGAAAAAATTTAATAATAGTACTGGATAAAGTGACATGTATTGATTGCTTGATATTCTAAACCCATTTATAGCATATCTTAAACCTCCAACGTCATAGCTATAAAGTTGTAACAAATCTCCTTTATTGAAATATAAATCTTCTGTGAATTGTATCAGAACGCCATCTTGAACAAATCGTTCTATTCCATAAGGTAAACCATTTTTGTATATTCTTCCATATAATTTAGGTGTGGCATAATCAGAATCAAGTGAAAATGATACCCTATATATTCCACTTACAGCAATATATACTTCAATATTTTTTTTGTATGTCGAATAGGTTAAACTAGTTTTTGAAAGAGAATCGGTTAAAATTTTTCCGTCTCTCATATACATTACAATATCACCACCCATTGGAGAATTTAGTGCATTGTTAAAATGCTCTTTAACTCTCAGCGGTGTCATATACTTAACATCACTTGCCCCTGCTTCTGCCTCTACCTTTGTTGCTACTTCGTATGTCACATCTCCTAATCCCTCTAAGAGAGTTTCGATTTTGTTTAGATTGGCTGCATTAACAGGTGTTCCTTCTTCTACAACTGTTCCAGGTGAAGGTACTAACGTCACAGTTCCATCTCCGTTGTTTTGCAATATGAATGTTCTAGGCTTTTCTACTACTCTATCTTTCCAATCTGTTTTTACATATGCCATTAAACCACTTCCTCTCCACAATTAAAGGTACCACAATACTTATAGCTATCAAATATTCTTGTTGCCCATAGATATAGTAATTCTAGGTTCTTTTCATACTTATTAGCATCTAAGTAACTAAATCCCATTTTATTAGTCCATGTCCTCATATCCTCATAACTAGGAGGAGTTATCATGTTAGATCTAATACTATCAAGGTTTCTTTCGATTCTATTGATAGAGCTAACGAAATCAATACTGAGCATATCTCTACCCGTGTTAATCTCTTCTAAAGGTACATCATAATCAATACTTTCTAGATACTCTACTATAAATTGTGTATTAGCTTCTACTCTATTTAAATCCTCTGCATTGTAATAGTCGTTAGCTGTCCAATTAGTCCTAGAAGGTATCATGTCTTCTAGCTTATAGATAACTGTATTATAAATTGTTGCAGTGCCAAGATTGTTATATGCAGTAATATTAATTACATATTTACCGTCCTCTGATACAGGCACAACTGCGGACCATATACCAGGAGAAGTTAAGGAGAAGTTAGCTACCTCTCCATTAACTGTACCACTCACATAGCTTATATCACCTGCAAGGTTAATACTTAATTGTTCAGTCATTATCCTGTCACCTCTACAGATATAACCATTGTAGCCCCAGCATCAACTGGATTTGGTACTATAGATACACTGCTTATTACAGGTGATGATGTATCAAGTGTTCCTGTGATTGTAACAGAAGTTTCTCTTCCAGCTGCATCAGTAGTTGTTACTATTATTGTATTTATTCCATTTGCTAAGGTAATGGACTTGCTAAAGTTGCCTCCTGTTACTGTTACAGCTCCTTGATCTACTCCATTGAGTTTTATTGTAACTGTCACTGGTGAGCTTGTAGCATCATTTGTGCTTCCTTGAACAACCATGCTTGCTGTGTTAGTTATAAAGTTATTGCTAGGACTTGTTATATTTAATATTGGAGGGACAGTATCAACCGTATAACTTCTGCTTGCTTGTGTCGCAGCATTGGCATCAAAGTCCGATACGTTGATCGTTACTGTATGGGCACCATCTGTTAGAGCTGTAGGTGGTGTGTAAGTACAATCATATCCATTAGTAACTTGTGTACAAACCATACCGGGAGATACATTACTAATAGAAGCTCCTACATCAATCTTTAATACTAATTTGGATATATCTATACCTGAGCCACTAGCCTCATCACGCAATTGGAACACTATAGGTTGTTTACTATTTATAACGTAGGCACCAGCTCCAGGGGATGTAATGTTGATTGTAGGCTTTACCTTCTCTTTAACTTTTAATTGTAGACTATCCCCTATTGCTGGAGTAGTATCTGTTACAGTTGTCTTTGTCCCTGCTGTATTAGTTGCCTCTACTGTTACAGGATAATAATGTCCAGCATTAACATTGTAAGATGTGACGTTAGGAGCTGTTATTGTTTTTTCGTATTTACTTGTAGCACCATTCCAAGTTAAATCATGCCAAGTTCCATTAACTTGTACTCTTACTATACTTATAGCCATATATTCACCTTCTTTCTATATTTTTTCATCTTCACCACAATAAAAAGTCCCACAATAAATTATTGTAGGTTCTAAGATTATTTCTATTTCTGAAACTGATACTTGTATTAAATAAGGTTTGTTCTGGTCTACCGGATTAGGATTAATAACTATATTGTCAATTCTAGGTTTTAATAAGGTTATCATGTTACCATGCCCCTAGCTTCTGTCTTACCTTCCAAATAACCCTGGTATATCAATTCTATTTTAGTAATTATAGCTTTATTATTCTGATTATAACTATCCTCTACAATAACTACATCATTCAGTTCATGTGCAGGGTTCTGTCTCCAATTAGCAGTGTACATAGCCCTATAATTCATCTGTCTTAATATCCATTTAGCTACGTTAGTAGCTTGTGCAAGGGTGTTAATTAGAGTGTTATTCTCAATCCTTATCTTCTCTCCCTCTTTTACACCAGGAACTTCTTCAAAATATAGACTATTTGTATCGAGGTTAGAATAGTATAATACCTCAACTCTCTTAACTATATTGTCCAGTTTAATTTGAGGTTCCTTTGGCATATCCTTTAATGCTATAGTATCAACTGCTTCACCTATAGCTAACGGACTTTGCTTTATAAATAGTTTTGCTAGTCTATCTACATAAACATTACACATGCCAGCAGTAGCAATCATCTGTAAAACATTCCTACAAGTAGTCTTCTTAACTAAGCCATTAGTAAAAAGGTTCTTTAAAGTTTGATCTATTTCAAAATTAACAATTCCACATATAGCAAATATATCTAATGTCATTTGATACAGACTATAATTACTTTTAACAACTAAATTATCATAATCATAGCCATCCATAATCTCTATAATGCTTCTAGCTGTGAATGTAGAGGTAGATGATCCCTCATCAGATATCCAATCCCTTAGATAAAATTCTCCTAGAGGAATGTACTCTGTTGTAGCACCAGTAACCACTCCAATCTCAGGAGTAGCTGTTTGTCTTTCTTGTAAAAACTTATAAAACCCTTCTGGATTTAATATATTGAATTCTTTATTTAGATTATCTACTGTAAACTTAAACTCTGCTGCAGATATATTCTTTGAGATAATATCCATCTCTTCAATATAATTCATACTAATTAAGCTTTTATCTGTATAAACTCTTACGACCCCAAAATCCACCTCAACAACTCTGAATCGCCTAAATGGTTTACTCCATTTTATTATTATTACTTCTATCTTCTTGTATAAGAAGAATTGCCCGATTGCTGCTACCTGAACCAAATCATTATCTACCACATGCTTAGATAAAATTAGGTTATTAGCACCATCATATGCATTTATAATAAATTCTGTAGCATATTCATCATTAAACACATCAAAAGTTAGAGTAATCCCCATAGAAGAATGAGGATTGTTAAATGTAAAGGCCATAGTAGGCTGTAAACTAAAATCTCCATAAGCATCTGATAGATTATCACTTACAAAGCCTAATTCCCCATTATTAACCATAGTATCGTCTGCAAACGAAAAGCTACCATCAAGCTTAAATCTATTAGGCTCAAAGGTAGCAATATTGATACTTGGTTCTCTTTTCTTATTAATAAGTTGTTGCTTATCACTGATTATAGATTCTGTAGTTGTAGAGATATTGTTCAAATCACCTCTAGCAGTTACATCACTTATATCAAAAGTAACTCTTCCTCTAGCCATTCTTCGAGGTGCATATACTGCTTCTTTATAGTCATTGCTCACGTTATACATATATTCACCTACATTTCAATTATATTAAAGGTAAGGCTCTTCCACTCCATTTTACCTTTGACAAATGATAATCCAGAAGTTTTCCTATCTCCAGTATAAAACATTCCAGTTCTCATGGCATTATCTTGAGGGTCCTGGTAATCAACTGAAAATGGAGTGGATGATACAAGTCTTAAGACTTGACTAACTTCATTTGAATCTAACATAGATAAGTCTAATTCGATTTTCCTTTTTGTTGCTATTACCTCAATATTCATATTCCCAAGAGTGTTTCTAGTAGCTTTACTAATATCCATTATTCCTACATCATACTTAGTAGGAGCAGGTAATGTAATCCCACTAATCTTAATTATCTTGTCCACCATTACCCACCTCCTAATTTGTTTGGAATAAAGTTCTATATCCTAATCTTGATAACTCATTATTAATCAAAGGTAGTAAAATTCTAACCAATGGCGTTCCTTCAATATTTAATACTAATTCTTTATTATCATCAGATTCATTATTTCCTGTACCACTTAGCAGAGGTAATACTTGAAGTAATCCATTGATTATAGAACCAGTTAAAGCCTCTAGGAACCCAGAGTTTTCAAATGGTATTACAGCTTCCTTGCCACGTTCTCCTACCATAGCCAAGGTAGGTTGATCTACAATTCCACCTCTAGCTAATTGTGGTATACTGTCTAACTTAGGAACACCAATCGTAAACCCTCCGACTTTACCTACAAGTGGAATAGTTACCTCAGGTACTTTAAGTTCTATTTTGTTCCAGAAGTTTATAAATTTATTAACTATCCCTATAATCCCATTTATTACACCCTTAACTATACCTGTTAAACTATTCCAAACTGTACTAAATACTGATTTAGCACCATTCCAAATTTTATCCCATGTTGTCTTAAAAGAATTAGCAAACTTATCTATATTGATACTAATCCCAGTAACGGTTGTTGCAATAAAGTCTTTTACATCACCAAATACTTCAGTAGCTTTAATTTGAATACCTTCCCAAAGACCTTTAAGCCATGCTGATATTTCATCCCAATTCTTGTATAAAGCTATTCCTATTGCTATTAATGATCCTATTGCTATCAAAGCTATACCTATAGGTGAAGTTAAAAATGCTATTGCAACACCAAAGGCAGCAGTTACTCCTGTGGCTATACCTGCTACTACATTCCATGCAGTAGTTGCTATTGTCATAGCTACTGTAGCCATTGTACTAACTCCTTTTGCTATAGCATCTTTTGCATAGAGAGCTATTAATGCAATAGTTTCAAATTTCCCAGCACTAGCAGCTATCGTATTAGTGATTATAGCAGCAGTTGCTTTCCCCATTTCTACTACAAATGTAGTAGCTTTCCATGTTGCAAATAAAGCGAAAAACACCCTTGTTGTTTCTTGATTATCAGATATCCAATCTCCAATCCCTTTCAAGGCCTCTATTATCCCATCGAGCACACTAACTATGACCCCACCAGTCCATTCAGCTAAAGGTTTAAGGAAGTTATCCCATAACCATAAGCCCAAAGGTTTTAAAGCCTCCACAGTGACATTAAATACTTTAATTGCCTCAGCTAATATATCTAAAAATCTAGGAACTATTTCATTCATAGTCCATGTACCTAATGGAACTAATACATTCTCCCAGAACCACAGTAAACCTTGCCCTACATTTAACGCAAATGGAGTAAGTGCTAACCACAAGCCATTCAAACTAGTATTTATAGTTTCCCAACTAATCCCCATCAATCCTTTGGTTATTGCATCTATAAACCTAGGGAGTCCTTCTCCAAATGTCCATTGACTAACAGGGACTAGGAAGTTATTATAAAAGTCTTGTAATCCTTGGAAAACAAAACTTTTTAATGGTTCTAATGCTAGTCCTAAATTCTTCAATGAATCTATTGTAGGTTGTAGTATTTTTTTAAATCTATCTAATCCAGAAAGGTCAATAGTAGATGTATCAGGCATTTCCATTTCATATTCGCCAGCTCCACCGCCTGAGCCTTCATCATTTGAAATATCTAACTGATTTATCTCATCAAATCCTGCTAAAGCTCCTTTAGCTTTCTTAGCAGAGCTACCATAGCCATCCATAGCTTTCTTCGCTGATTCTATCCCTTTAGCAGCTCCAAAGCTTTGCTTATAACTCTTCCCAAATAGAGTTGATATTGCTGCAGCTATATAAGCTGTTACTTTTGCTACCGCATTCATGAGGGCATTTAGTGCTGGTAATATATGATCATAGATAGGTTGAAAAGCTACCTTTAGGTTTGTACCTATTTGATTCAATGAATTGGTAAACTCTTTGTTAGTCTTTAAAGATGAATTCATGTAATTCATTAATCCACGAATAGCCTTATATATTAGATTTATAATAAAAACTCTTTTTAGGACCTGCATAAAGGATTTAGTTAGAGTATTAGAAAATCCACTAACCTTTCTTGATGATTTCTCTGCTTGATCTCCAAACAACTTAAAGCTTCTATTAGCCTTTTTTGCTCCATCATCTACCTTTCTAAATCCCTTATCCCCTAGGTTAGACATAGATTGTTCTAATTGTTCAATTTTAAGTCTTGTCCTATCAGATATGGCTCCATACCTATTAATTTTATCTTCTGCTAGAGTAATCTTTTCTAACAACTTCTTAGACTTTTCGCTATCTCCAAGTCCTGCTTTACTTAATCTGTCATACTGAGCTTGTAGTTCTAACAACTTCTGCCTGTGCATTTCTGCTCTAGTAGTGGCACTCTCCATCTGATTAACTAATTGTTGCATCTTATTATTTATTTCTTCTGTGCTCTGTGCTACCTGCTTATTAGCATTACCCCCTACTTGGGAAAAGTTTTTGAAACTGGAATTCATTTTACCTATAGAGCTTTTAACAAAGTTATTCATCTGGTTTGCCATACCACTAAACATACCTTTGAAATTGTTGTTAATGTCATTGTTAAATACTTTCCCTAGTTTATTTAATTCTGTATTTAAAGAACTTTGACTTATCTCGACATCAAGTTGAATTTTCCCTACACTTGTACCATCTGCCATATTACCACCTCACTTTTAGGCATAAGAAAAGCACCTACATAAGTAAGTGCCTTTGTGCATTTATTATTATTTTGGTAAATTTTCAATCGCATATCTTGATTCTTCTTCTGTAAATTTCTCCCCGTGTTCAGAAATTAATTGATCATATATTGAATTTGGGGACATAGACATATTGTCTTGATAACTAATTGCCTTTTTTAGGGCATTTTCTTTCCAATCAGTCTTTACATTATCGATAGCATATTGAGCTGCCTCTTCAGTAAAGTCCTCTCCATATTCAGATATAAGTTGATCATATAAGCCTGCTTTTGACATGTGCATATCGTTAGCATAACTATCTGCTTTTTTAAGTGCTGATTGATATTCTTTAGGTACATTTTCTGCAACCTTTTTGTCTTCCTTAGTACTTTGCGATTTGTCATTTGTTGATATTTGACTACTTGAATCTGGGGCATTGGTTTCTTGAGTATCATCTCCGCCACCTATAGAACCTATAATAGCTAATACAATTATGACAATAATTACAGGCAATAGTTTTGACTTCTTTTTTGGTTTGTTATTACCCTTTGCTCTAACAGATGCTACAACTTCGTCAATTCTTTCTTTGTCATTCTCGTCAACGGGTATTGCAGATTTTGCATTAGTTTTGCAAACAGGACATTTCTTTTCCTCATCATTTAATTTATTTCCACAATTTGAACATATTTTCACACCAATTACCCCCTATGTAATAATATATTTACCCAAATATTACCACATATTGGCAAATTATCCAATCCTTATTTACCAAAAGCCTTTTTCATAGCCTCTTGGAACATCTTAACTTGTCTTTGTGCTTCATCTTTATCCATTACAATAGCTTTTGATAATCGACTTTTCCACTCATTTCTAATCTTATGTTGTTCTTTAGAGAAGTTCTTTAATACATCCTTATCATTCTCGGACCTAATAGATACCACTTGACCCAATGGAGTCTCTGGCATAATACCAGCCAATAGAGTACAGAATTCCCCCCAAGGCATGTCATATTCATTTCTTAGCCTAATACCATATTGAGCAGTAAAGGAGGCTTCTATGAGCCCCCAATCCTCATACATATCATACCAATCTTCTTTATAAACTTGTTTCCTTGCGAAATCGAGCTTCCGCTGCTTCGTACTCCTCTCCTGTTACAGCTGCCATAATAGCAATCATTATGGATTGATAAGCTGCCATAGGTAGGTTCATTTCATTTATTTCCTTAGCTGCTTCTTCTCCTAGAACCACACCTATCATTTCATCAATAGCATCTAGATCATTTGTATCTGATCCTTGCATCTTCTGATTTAATAAAATGATAGTATTTTTCCTATCATCAATGTCATATATTTTATCCTCTGCAAGTTTCAGCCGAGGTCTCTCATTGGTCAACTTAGCTGATATATCTATTATTTTACTCATTTTTAGCCATCTCCTTAGTGTCTACTTCCTCAACGATAACTCCCCATGAAGTTGAATTAAATTCGTCAAATCTCTTTTTAGTAACTTCTAATACAGAACCTTTCTCTATAATTAGATCGTTCTTTACATCTTTAAATTTAATTAGTGCTTTAGCTTTCATTTAATCTACCTCCTATGGTATTGCTGGTACATAGGTTGGCTTTCCATCTGATTGGAGTTCAAGTTCTAGTCCAGATACATTGGTTGAATCTCCACCAAATGGAGTAGTAACATTAACGATACAATCAAATTCAAGTTTATCCCCATCCGGGAACTCTATAGCTGCCTTAGAAGAACATTCTAATCCACTCTTCCAAGCAAGACCTGCTACATAATCATTACCAGGGTCACCTACATTTCTCTTACCATTCAAGGCAATAGAGAATCCTTTCCCTGTCATTAATCTTCTAACCCAACCTTCTGTATCCATTGGGGTCCATTCCTCCACATTACCATCTATAGATGGTGAGAAGGTCTCCATATCTTTAATTACTACCATGTCTGCTGGATCTACGCTTAGCTTCCCTTTAGTTCCTATCTTAAAATCCAAATCAAATACTGGATATACTCCTAAACTTGGCATATTATCCCTACCTTTCTATTATCATTTCTAAGTCAATTACATACTCGTATATTCCTGAATCATCTACTCCTAAATAAATGGGTTCAGGATCTCTCATGTTAAATTGAATTACTCTTTTGGCTACCATCTCTACATTGGTTAATCCATGTAAAGTCTGGTACACTTCCATAGCTTTCAATTCACTTTCTTTTACGTTTTTATTCCAATGGATTAATATCCTTATGCCCTTACCTTTATAAGAACTATTCTGAATACCCCCAATGGCCATAGGGTTAATAAATGCTCTACCATTATAGATAACTATAGCTTTTTCATCTGTAGTTCTTAGACCACCTGCTGACCAGTTAGGACAATCAACTTTAGTTTTAAGCCAATCCTTAAAATCAACTATTGTCATTTAATCACCCCACCAGCATTATCCTTTAAGAACTTACCATAGGTCTTGGTAAGCCAATCCTTTTTATCTCCATGAACAAATGGGTCTAACCATCTACCCTGAGCATTAGGATTCTTATCTTGTCTAAAATTGTACTGAGGATTGTAATAAAGTCTCCTGGCATATGGTGTATTATAACTAATAAACCCTACGCCATTTTCTACACCAGTGACAACAGATTCTTCTAGAGTACCTACTTCCTTAGGAACTACTTGCATAGTCATTATTTCGGTTTTCATAGCCTCCATAGTCAAAGGTAAGGCCTTAGCAATTGCTTCCTCCAACTTTTTTATTGCTTGTGGGTTGAGTTTAACATCAACTTTAACTATCATTACATCAAATCCAATTCTGTAGAAAATATAGAACCATCTGGATTACGTGGCTTACTACTCCTGTAGATAGTCCTCTTAACTCCATCTAGTTCTATATATCCCTTAATCAATTGCCCTGGATAAATATCACCTTTAAATATAGCCTTACCGCTTAGTGTTACCACTTGTTTCTGCTCATTTAAGGTTGTCCTAGACTTTTCACTAAAGTTACATTTGTCATCAAAGATTAATTCATCCGATACTCCATCTTCTCCACTAATCTCAGCATATACTTTAATGGGGGTTACTAGAATCCAGTCTGGAAAAGGAAGTTTCATAGCTATAACCTCCTAACTGTAAGACCTGTTTGGGATAGGTAGTCTAGGGTTTTCTTATCTGCTATTATTCCACCAGCTCCTTGATTGTCTTTGTTAAAGGATAGGCTTATGTCCCCAGCACTAAAACTGTTAATAGGCATATTAAGATATTCACCATAGGCATTAATAAAATCAGCCTGGTAACATACTGCTTTCTTAAGCAATCCTTGCTGATACTCAGTTAGATTGTCAAAACCTATCTTTCTGATTCTTCCATATGTTAATCTATCCACTTGATCAGATGATTCCTCTAATAACTTTGTTGCTGTCTCCTCACCTATAGTGCCTTTAAATGTATCTCTATAGTAAATATAATCTACATAAGCCATAATCCTCACTCCCTTTCAAAAGAAAGAAGAGGACTATTTGCCCTCTTCTTTAGTCTTTCCTTGCTTAGGTACCTTTAAGGCTTCCAATTCAGCTTTCAAAACCTCATTTTCTGCCTTTATTGTTGTAACCTCATCTTCTAATCTAGTTTTTTCTAGATTTAAACTAACTATTTTAATGTACTCCTCTGTTTCTACTTCTTCAAACTCAAGTTTACCATCCTTTAATTCAGCTATTTTATAGCCTAGGTTAATAAACTTTTGTTTTTCATCTTCGTTTATCTTAGTTTGCCTATTGTTTTTCATTGCGTATAACATCTATATCATCCCTCCTATACTGCAGCATTGATTGCAACTGCAGCAACCTTAGCTTTGATTATAAATAGGTCAGTGTACATTCTATTTTGGTAAAGGAAACCATAAGCCGATTCAGGAGTTTCACCTTTATTCCATAGGTAAATGTCCGCTACCTTAGTAGGTGCTAGTATACCAGAAACATGATACAGAATCATATTAACTTGCTTAGCTCCTACCGCTGGTGTAAATCCTTCTGCAAAATCATAAGCAGACTTTAATCTATCAGATGGCACAGTCATTATAGTAACCTCATCTAATGATCTGACATTTCTGTTGATGCCTGCTGCTCCACCATTAACATCAATAGTTCTTTGTATCTTCTCTGCATTCTTTAACATTGTATAAACTGTAGGTGTTACTTTTAACATTCTTCCAGATTGAGGGACTGATGCCTCATCCATATCTTCCATCATCTTATCAAATTGAGTAAGGATATTTGCTGCTGTTAATGCAGTAGTGTCAACTACCCCACCGTTCGCCACAAAATCAGAGTAAAGCTTAGAATATCTGTAAGCATCTAACTCTGGAATAGCTTGTTCAGCATTGAATGTAGCGGTAATATTAGCTGCAGATAATACTTGATTAGTCTCATCTACATCCATTTCATCTACATAGAACTCAATATCTCTATCATGGGCTAATGTAAAGGATTGATAAGTATTCCCTACTGTCCCCCTATTTTTAGAACCATCTCTTGCATGGTCCTTATAACCAGTTAACTCTAGTGTTGGGACCTTAATAGTTTGAGCATCAATAAACTTAAATTTATTGTTTGCTGCTAAATCCCCAGAAGTTAACTCTCTTGCAAATTGTTGTGCTATTTCTCTTTCAAATTGCGTTGCGTAATTTATAGCCATATTCTATTACCTCTCTTCTTTTTTTATTTTGTTGTTGTTACATTTCCAAATGCTGCTGATATTGCAGTATTAGTTGCCGGTGTGTTGTCTGGTGCTGGATTGCCTATTTTTTGGAATCCATTTTGTTGTTGCTGTTGTTGATTGTTGTTTTCCTCTGTTTTAAATAGAAAAGATTTACCCTCTTTTAGAGTAGTTAGTTGCTCATCTAAGCCAACTATCTTTCCATCATCTCCAACTATTAACTTAGTCTTGTCCACTAATCCTGTAACGATAGATTCATCATGTACTTTACCAGTCAAAGCTAGTTTTATAGCATTTGATAGAGTTAAATCCTTCATATCAGCTTCGTATTTTGCTTTAGCTGTTGTGTTCTCTCCTTGAAGTCTTGTAATTTCTGCCTGTAGGCCTGCAGCATCTACCTTCTTTAAAGCCTCTAGTTGAGTATCTCTTTCAGCTATGTCACCTTCTAATTTTGTCTTAGTCTCAGCCAATGTGTTATAAGTTTCTTTAGGTACTGCATGCTTAGGAAACTCAGAATTTACTTCTTTAATAAGTTCCTCTTGATTTACTACTCCATCTTTTGTGTGTTTCTCTATTAACTTCTTTAACCAATCCATTTATATATTCCTCCAATAGCATATTTATACAGGTTGCTCCCTGTTAGGAGATACGCTTCTTTATGCTCTAGCCTTTAAAAAGAGCAATAAAAAAAGACCTTAACCCAAGTCTTAGGGGAGATTTTAGGATCACTTCCTTTCTAATTTGCTTTCCACCGGCTCATAGATTTCTAATAAGTGATTTATTACCTTCTCTTTGGAAATCTCTATACCTTTAGCTATATCAAATTGCTTAGGGTCCATGCATATTGCATGTTCAACTACTACATATCTATTTTTAAGCCTAACACTTAGAATAATAGTGTTTTTATAGTCTACGTGAGCTGTCTTTTCTGCTTCATTATACCTTTCTAAGACAAATTGTTTAATATCCTCCAATTAGTAGCCCCCTAACAATTATTCCTACAATAAAACACTCTATTTCTCTTATCAGGGATAATATACTTCTTAGGTATTATGTTCATATTTCTTGAGTATCGTTTGGATTTGGGGACTTCATAATTATATATTTCCGCAAATATGGGTCTTATAAAATCCTTAAATGCATCACAGATTGCCTTAAATGCCTCCACTACTTTAATTAAAGCTTGTTTTATAGTTTCAATTAATTCAGAATCCATCATAAACCCTCCTAATAAATCTTCTCTCTTCTATAAGCTCTTCTAAGTTGAGGATTATCTTTCAAGTAATCCCTCATATTAGCCTGTAGTTGTTTTAGCTTCTTTTTCTCAGCCTTTAGGTTATCCTCATCAATAGTACCCTCAACTATCCTCTTTTGCTTTCTTATAGCTCTTTCTAAAGCTCTTTGTCCCTGTTCCCTCTTGTAGTTATCCAAAGCCTTGTCCATGTTTGGAACTTTAGGAAGAGTAGTTATACTAGGGAAGTAAGTACTCATATTATGCCTACAATTAGGATGGAGGAACCCCTCCTCCATTGCCTCACTTAATAGTGGGTATGGTCCATCTTCCTTTTTACCACCTGAGTATACATCATCTATCAATATAAGACCTTGCCATGGTACACATAATTCGCATGAGGTTGCATGGGCTGATACAACTACAAAGGGTATACCTATCCCCTGCCTCTTCTTTCCCTCTCCCATCAAATATGACCTATGATTTGCTGTCCTTAATGCCATCTCAGCATAGGACGCTATATTGACCTTCTTTCCATCTTTATAGGTAATAGCATCTATTCCCTTGGATAAGAAGTCTTTGGTAGCCATATCAATAGCTTGGTCTAGAGTTATAGTTCCTTGTCCAAAATGAACCTGTGTCTTAAATATGGTTTGCCTATAGATATCATCCATTCGCCTTAATACTGCTGCATTAGCATTCTCAAAATCTTTTTCAACAGTTTCAATTAAGGCATTTAGCTTATTATCATTTATTCTAAAGAATGATGGTTCTGTAGGAGTTTCAACCCATACTTTTATATTCTCTACTATAGGCTTAATATCTTTAGTTACTTTTATATCATCTATGTTGCTTTGTATATCCTTAATAACCTTACTAACATTATCCTGTGAATTTTCATAAGTGTTTATTAAGGTATCATTAATTAGTTTCTCAACCGACCCACTATACTTATCAACTATTTTCTTATTCTCATTACTGAATCTTTGCAACTCTCTCAACTTAATTAATTGCCATTGTTCAAACTTAAAACCTTGCTTTTTCTCTTCTATTTCATGCCTGGATAGATTCCTTTTCATTGATGCAATAAGATCTAGTTCCATCTGCTCGAATATCCCTCGGATATCATAGTTCTTGTTTTTCTTACTACTCTTATTCTTCATCATCCATCACATCTTCATCCTCAAGACCATCTATATTAGTTGCTGGTTCATCTACTACTCCTTCGCCTTCTTTAATCCTCTTAACCTCTAAAGCTTTCTCTGCATCAGTCAATGTGTCCCCATATAACTCATCTACTGCCTTTTCTATACTCATTATGCCAAAGGACTTAGCCTTACCTACTATTTCAACCACAGAGCCAAAGTCTGGACTTGCGTATTCACCAAAGGTAACTGTCGCCTCATAATCTTTTGGGTTAATTGACTTCATAGTATCCAATACCTTCAATGTAGTATCAACTAATAGAGGTACTACCTCAGTAAGTACATCAATAATCTTACTCCTGGTGTATAGAGTAGTCTTTTCTTTCTCCCTTTGAGCCTCAGCATTATCAGTCTTTTTAAGGTCTATTCCTAAAGTGGAAGGTGATATAATTCCCTGTAAACACATATCAAGAGTACTGGCATAAGTTTGAACAAAAGCCTCATAGTTTATATCAGCTTGCTTTTGTTCGATTTGGTCTTTGCTCTCTTCTTTTAGAGACGAACCTGTCTTGATAAACTGATTGTCAAATGGATTAGGCCTCATTGCTAATCCCGTTTTAGGATCCTTTGGTACTAAGTCCTCAGGTATATAGTTCTTTACTCTTCCTGCTCTGATTGCATCCATCCATTGTGATATAACTTCATCTAATGCATCAAAGTTATCTGATTTCCTTTCAAAGATTGAGTTGCCTCTATTCTTGAACTTAGCAGACTTGAAGAACTTCATAGGTACAGCCATTATAAAGTCACCAGTAAATGCAATATCTACAAGTTGACTAATCTCTGGTACCTTACTTAGTGGTACTTCCTTCTCGTTTTTATCATAAAGCTTATACTTAATATAACCTTTGCCATATGCCTCATCTAACCTATAGGTCTCCTTCTTGTGAGTGTAGAAGGCATGGAATATAACTTCTTGTAGCCTTCCTCTTTTGTAGGTGTAAGTGATATCTGAACCACTATAAAATTCTATTATGGGATGTTTAGATATCTCATTATCAATACTAAGTTTAAAGGCTCCGTCACCCTCTATTAGAGTATCTTTAATTGCATCACCTAACAGTTCATCATTGAATTTATTCTCTAAAGCTACCTCATTCCATATGGTTTGTTCAGTTAATTCAACAGTATCTAAATCAGCTATCACAATATCTGATAACTTGTCTACTATTTCACCAGGTATACCACTATGGAATTTCCTTATACTTGAATCTGCTGAGGGTACTGCTGCCCAAAATCTAGATTTTCCTACATCATCTTGTGCTGCTTGTTTAAAGAATTGGTCTAATTCAGAAGGATCTCCACGATACCACAATATATTTCTTAATACATTTCCTCCATGAGATAGTGGCTCTTTAATGCTTATTGTGTTATCTTGTGCTGGTACTATATTTAACATTTTCATTAAGTTGTTTTAAGTCTTTGTATCTTTCTTCCATTGTTATAGTATATGATAATCTTTGTCTCTTTCCTTT